CGAAGCGCAACTGCGAACCCTGGGCCATCTGGAATGAACAAGTACACGAAGCTCCCGGGCACACCGAAGCCCAGACGCCGCCCGCCCCTCGACACCGAGTGGACCCCGCGCACGATCGAGCAGCCCGAGCTCCAGGCCGCCGTCCTCGACCTCCTGGCCGCCGGCCCGCTTCCGAAGCGCGTCATCCGCGAGACGCTGCACGTCCAGGAACACCACCTCGGGAAAGCCATTGACGCGTTGAAAGCGGCCAAAGAGATCAAGATGGTGGGGCACCGCCAGGTGAAGTTGATGTGGGCCCTGCGGTCGTATGTCGAACCGCCGATGGTGCACGCTCGCCCGTTCGAGGACGTCGCCTCAGCTCGCAAGGCCAAGCAGGCGCCCACGACGTCCTGGTGGCTGGAAGCCCCGCGGGACCGCTGGACGACCGTTGTGGATGAGCGCTGGCGACGTGTGCAAAGCGGGACAGTCGCCCAGCCCTGACCCCTGCTACGCTCCCGTCAATCCCCTGCCGTTCCAGAGCCCCTCGCAGGAGGCTCAGCTAACCCCCCTAGAATCGTCAGTTGTGGTTGCCCAGCATTGGGGGGCGACCGCTCTAACCTTTTTTTGAGGGTATTGCTTTGGGCGCATCTGATAGAGATTCTGAGGGACCCGTGTGGCGGGCCGAGCGCCGGGGCCCTGGTCGCGTCACGGACGTCCCCGACAACGTGCTCAAGGCACGCTTCTGTCCGCCTGACCTCGCCGTGGGTCAGACGTTCCGCGTGAAGGCGCTGGGTGAGGCCTTCTTCCAGCTTTCCAAGCTCGTCAAGTACAACAGCCCGCACTGTCGGGAGCGCTCGAACTCCTTCGCCCGCCTCGAGGAAGCGTTCGCCTGGGCCGAGAAGGCCATCGCGCAGGAACTGGCGCCCGACGGGGGGTCCCTGACCGCGGACGCCGAACCGGACCGTCCGTGAGTCGGTGAGTGGGGCCAGTCCGCACGGGATTCGCCGTTCGTATGCCGCCGGGTGTCGATGTCAGCCCTGTTGTCGGTCCAACACGACCTATCTTCGCGCGCGCCGCCACGCGCGGGCCCTCGGCACGTGGCACGGGTGCATCGCCGCGACGGCGGTGCGCGCCTACTTGCTCCGCCTGCAGCATCTCGGGCTCGGCTCGAGGCGCGTGGCGATCCTGGCCGGCCTGACCCGGCAACAGGTGCTGAATATCCGTCGCCGACGGCCGCGCATGCGCTGGGTGCACTGGTCGACGGCCGCCAAGATCCTGGCGGTCCCGCTCGCGCCGGCGCTCGGCGCGACGCGCTCGGCCGCCGCCACCGTGCGCCTCATTCGCGACCTCCGGCGCGAACGCTACACGCTGGCACACATCGCGCGCGAGCTCGGGCACCGCGCGCGCCTGCCGCATCTGCAACTCGGCGATCGCGTCACGCTGCGCACCGAACTGAAGATGCGTCGGTTGCACCGGAAAGTTCTCGAATGACACGCTACCTGCGGAATGCCGACATACAGAAATGCCGCCGGGACCGGCTGGCAGCGAGGGCGATCGTGGACCGAGGCGGAGCTCGACGCCGTCTTGGCATCCCTTCCCGACAGATTCTTCCCAGCGGCGATGGATGGGGCCATGGCCGCGTACGGCTACTCGTATTACGACGGGCGGTCGTGCTGGACCGCCTTGATCGCGACCGGACGCATCGAGCACACCAAGATCGGATGCGTGTCCGGTCACCGGCATCGCGAGCACTGGTGGATGCGCGTGTCGCGCATCGTCACGGCAAGGGACGTGCGGGCCTTCGTCCACGAGGCGGGGGCCGGGTGGTGACGTGAGCCGGCGCGGGTCGGAGATTCGGTGGATGCGGCTGTCGGCCATTCTCGTGTCGGTCGAACGGTCGATGGAGGCGGCGTCGCGGCTCGATGCCCACGCGTCGGTGTGTCCGGCCATCGGGGACGACCACGAGGGGCTGCTCGATTTCAATGCGCGACTGACGTTCCTCGAGCAGCGGATTGATCGCGAACTCGACGTGCTGACGGCGGAGGGCTTGCGCGCCGACTTGGCGGAGAAACAACTCGCGATGACCAAGGGAGCGGCATGACGGACACGCCGTGGATTTCGATCATGCGGGCGTGCGAGGTGGCCGGCGTCTCGCGTCGCACGATTTACAACTGGCTGGCGAGTGGGAAGATCGAATACGTGCGGACCGCAGGCGGAGCCGTGCGGATTGATCCTGCGACGCTCTTTCGGCCGCCTGAGCAACCACGGGAATGGAGTCCGAAATGAAGCGGTTCGCGCTGCTGTACCTCTTGGCGCTGAGCCTGTTGACGCCGGTGTACGAACAGCATCGGGACGAGCCGCCAGCTGGCTGGTTCTGCCAGCCGGCCGGGAAGGACGTGCTCCCCGACCACGTCTGCGCGTGCAAGCGCATGGACCATTCAGAGGATTGCGACGAACCGCCGATTGAGGACAGCACGTGTGCCGTGTTCTGTCATCCGAAGCACTGCAAGTGCAAGATTATCTGTGATCCGAGGCAGCACTGAGCGGATGCGGCGCTGGCGGGCCCGGCATCGCGCCGCCGACCGCTGTTGGTGTGGCCGAGTCCGTGAGCCACGGTGGAAATGTTGTCGGCGGTGTCGCCTGGCGCAGAACGCGCGGTACCGAGCCAGGCAATGACGGTGGCTCCCTTAATGGTCCAAGCCGACTTGGAGCATCGCGTGAACACGATACAGGGGGCGAAATCATTGCCTGGCTTGATACGGGTTGAGACGGGTCGACCATGAAGGCCCCGCTCCCGATCTGCCCGTTCTGTTTTCAACGCGGGCGACACGCCTCGGCGCGGGAGTGTCTGAACGCCCTGACGCGTGACGTCAGGCGTCCGTATGAGCGCAGCCGACGCGCCCACGCCCGCGCCGCCCAACGCGCCGCGAAGCTGAAAGGAGACCTGCAGCCATGATGACGCGACGGGGATTCCTCGGACGGATTGCCGCCGGCGTGGCGGCGGCCGCGGTGGCCGGGACGGAGTTCGACCTCGAGCGGGCGCTCTGGGTGCCGGGGGCGAAGACGATTTTCCTACCAGAGCCGGTCGTGGCGCCGACGCCCGCGATGATCGCGGCCATCACGGCCCCGAATCCGTCGCTGTTCGGTGGGCACGTGTGGACGCTGACCAACCTGAATGGCGAGTACGACTTTGATCATAAGTGGCACCTGATCGGTGGTCGGCGCTGCGGGAAGGTGCTGACGCAAGAACAACTCGAAGACGCACAGGTCGCGTTGTTCCCTGGAGTGCCGGATTCGTTCTTCGCCCAGCGCCTCGACATCAGGCGCACTGAGCCCGGCACGTACTACGGACGAAGGAGGGGCTGATGTTCGGACCACTCGGACTCCCAGAGCTGTGCATCATCGCAGCGGTCGCGCTCCTGATCTTCGGGCCGCGCCAGCTCCCGAAGATGGGCAAAGCGCTCGGCGAGACGATCCGCGAAGTGCGCGGCGTCGCGAAAGAACTCCATGGAGAGGATGACGATGACGTCAGACAGCAAGGTCATTGACGCCGGCCGCCGACTCGCCACGATCGTCCGCACGCTGGCGCTGACCGACCACGAGCGGGACGCCGCGTTCACCATCGCCAAAGAACTGCTCTACCTGGAATATCGGGTCCGCAGCGACGCGGAGTTCGCCGAACGCGTGAAGACACCGGCGAATGGCGACGGCGAGGACGATGAATGATTGACCAGAGCATCGTCGAGGCCGCCCAACACGTCACGTGGCCGGGCGCGTTCGTCCTGGCGGTGCTCATCATCGTCGTCGGGTGGGTGCTCGTTCGCTTCTTCGAATCCTAACCGGGCGTTTGCGCCTGGTCGTCTCCGAAGCGCACGCTGGACTCGTTCATGACCAAGCGAGCGAGGAAGAAGAAGAAACGCCCGGCGAAGCCATCCCGCGCCATCGGTCGCCCGATCATCACCGTCGACACCCCCCTCACCGATCGCCAGCAGCGCTTCGTCGCGGAATTTCTCATCGACTTGAACGCCACGCAGGCCATCATGCGCGCCCTGCCGGGCAGTCGCGCGAGCTCGGCCACATCCCGAGGGTCTCAACTCCTCGCCCTACCCAACGTCGCTCTTGCCATCGCCGCCGGCAAGAACGCGCAGCTCGCGAAGTGCGACCTGTCGGCGACTCGCATCCTCGAAGAAGCCCGACGGATCGCGCTCCACGACCCGCGCACCTTCTACGACCAGCACGGCAACCTCAAACCCGTGCATCTCCTGAGCGAAGAGTCCGCGGCCGCGCTCGCGTCGATGGAGATCATCAAGAAGAACGTCACCTCTGGCGACGGGTTCGTCGACACCATCCACAAGGTCAAGACCTGGCCGAAGGTCGACGCGCTGAAGCTCCTGTTCGAGCATCTCGGGCTCCTCGAGCAGCGCATCAAGGTTGTCGGTGACATTGAGTACCGGTGGCGGACCGAATAGTCACTCTGCCGTACCTCCCACGTCGGTGGGCCGGGCCCTTTCATGCCTCGTTCGCGCGGTGGTCCGCGCTCGTGCTCCATCGCCGTCTCGGGAAGACCACGGCGACCGTCAATCATCACATCCGCGCCGCGATGAACAACGAGTGGGAGACGCAGCGCCTGCGGCATCTGCTCCCCAACCTGTCGGATGCGGACCTGAAGCCGCTGCTCCGCAACCGCTGGTACGGGCACATCATGCCCAGCTACAAGCAGGCGAAGCTGATGGCGTGGGACATGCTGAAGTTCCACGCGCGCGACGTCGAGGGCGCGAAGCCCAACGAATCCGAGCTGCTGATCAAGTTCGCCAACGGCTCGCGCGTGCAACTGTTCGGCGCCGACAAACCCGACCGGCTCCGCGGCTCCGGCTTCAGCGGGCTGTCCCTGGACGAGTTCAGCCAGCAGCCGCGCAACATCTTCTCCGAGGTCCTCTCGAAGTCCCTCGCGGACCACGTCGGCTACGCCATCTTCAGCGGGACGATCAAGGGCAAGGACCACCTCTACGCGACCTTCCAGGCCGCGAAGAACGACCCGGAGTGGTTCACGCTCTGGCAGGACATCGACCGATCCCTCGTCACCGAGAACGAGCTGACTGTCACGGTCCTGACCAAAGCGATGGCGGACGACCGGGCGCTCATCGCCAACGGCCTGATGACGCAGGCGGAGTTCGACCAGGAGTGGTACCTCAGTCCCGAAGCCGCGATCAAAGGGTCGTACTATGGGCAGGAGATGGCGGCGGCGAGGAAAGAGGGCCGCATCACGTCCGTCCCCTACGATCCCGCCCTGCCCGTCGATACCGATTGGGACCTCGGCATGGCCGACAACACGAGCATCTGGTTCAGTCAGAGCCTGCGGTCGGGCGAGGTGCGCCTGATCGACTTCCTCGAGGCCTCGGGCGAGGGCTTCCCGTTCTATGCGCGCAAGCTCCAGGAGAAGGGCTACGTCTATGGGAAGCATTGGGGCCCGCATGACATCGTGGTCCGCGAGCTCGGGTCGGGCCGCAGCCGGCAGGAGTCCGCGGCGGCGCTCGGGATCAAGTTCGAGATCACGCCGCGGCTGCACCAGGGGTCGGCGGAAGAAATCAGCGAGGGCATTCACGCCGTCCGGCTGCTGTTGCCGCGCTGCTGGTTCGATGAGAAGAAGACCGAAGAGGGACGTACGGCGTTGCTGAACTACCGGCGCTCGTTCAACGCGTCGCTGAACGAGTTTCAGGCGACACCCGTTCATAATTTTGCGTCCCATGCGAGCGACGCGTTTCGTGGGCTCGCGGTTCGGCAGAAACCGCCGAAGGAGAAGCGCCCCGACGAAGGCTACGGCGGACGTTCGTCCGACACCAGTACGGCGCTGAGTTGGATGGGAGGCTAGGGATGTCCGACGGTCTACTCAGTTATGGTCTGTCGCACCGCTTCACACTGAGCCTGCACGCCGTGTGCGTGATCGCCGTCGAGCGTGCGCTCGATCGGATCTTCGATACGTACGGCGCTTACGAGCACCTGACCAACCGGGCGCTGGCCGAGAAGATCGTGCAGTACGTCTCGGTCTGGTCCGACGTCGACGTCACCGAATAGTCGCCCGCGCGTTCGCGCCGCTTCTACTCTGCCCGCCACACTGGTCCTCGGAATCTCGAATCCCCACCACATCACGAGGGCCGCATGTGACCGCTGCTCGCCTGTCTGCCAGTGCCCGCCAGGAAGTCATCTGTCTCGTCCGCGCGCTCGCGCACGGGCGCCTGCCTGATTACCCGACGCGGGGATTCCGGTCGAAGGATGCGCGGGTGATCTGGACGGCGGCGCGCGACCTGCGGCGCGCGGACCTGCCGTGCAGTCTGCTCGACGTCGCGCAGCTCCTGGGTATGGTGCAGGCGCCTACCACAGAACCCGAGGGCATTTTCAGACAACGTGACGCCGAAAACGAGTCGGGATGCGGTCCGAAAACGGCCGGCGACAACTGTGCGGCATTCGAGGTGCGCCTGGTGCCGGACGAGGACGAGTTACCAACGGCCTACCAACGCCCTACCAATGACGAGACCGCCGTCGGCGGCATGGACGCTGACGTCCCGGTGCGCCCTGCGGAGCCCGATGCCGTTTAAGCCGGCACTGGGCTCCCCGGCGCATCTCACCGAGCTCGCCGTCCTCGAGACGTTCCGGACCGTCGTCACCGACCGGCTGCTGATGCTCCTGGTGATCGCGAATGGCCCGTTCCTCTGGCGGCAGCGCTTTCTCCGGAACCTCGCCGGCCACACCGTGAACGACGACATGGCGGACCAGATGTTCGCCTACTTCCTGCAGAAGTACGGCGGAACGGCGGAGGAAGCCCGCAAGGAGCTCGACCTCGAACTCGAGGTGATGGAGCTGAACCGGCGCGAGAAGCGACGGCTGGCGGACGAGGCGGACGACTGGAACGCGACGTCGGCGGGGGACCGCGTTCACTGATGGGCGTCATCGACGGCATCACGACTCGCCTGTCCCGCGCCGCGCGTGCCCTCGTCACCGACGACGACGACGCCGTCGAGACGCCGGAGCAGAAGGACACCAAGGCTGACATCACCCGGAAGCGGAAGCTCCTCGAGCGCTCGCTCGACCGGTTCAAGCTCGCGGCCGAGGCGGAAAACGAGGGCCGCCGCCTCGAAATCGACGACCTGAAGTTCGACGCCGGCGAACAGTGGCCCGACGACATCAAGAGCGAGCGCGCCGGGAAAGCCGGCCCCGGCCTGCTCGGGGTGCCCGCTCGGCCGTGCCTCACGATCAACAAGCTCGATCAACCCATCCTCCAGCTCACCAACACCCAGCGCGCGGCGCACCTCGCCATCCAAATCAGCCCGAAGGGCGGCGGCGCGACGAAAGAGACCGCCGAGACGCTGCAGGGCCTCATTCGGAACATCGAGGTCGAGAGCCGCGCGCAGATCGCCCGCGGCTGGGCGTTCGAGCGCGCCGTCAAGTGCGGCCGCGGCTGGTACCGCATCGTCAAGACCTACGCGAACGACGGCGACTTCGACCAGGACCTGCAGATCAAACGCATCCTGAACCAGGCGTCGGTCTATGCCGACCCGTTCGCCATCGAGCCGGACTGGTCCGACGGCGAGTGGCTGTTCGATGTCGTCGATCTGCCCGCGGAGCGCTTCGCGCGGATGTTTCCGCGGTCGATCCTCACGCAGTCCACCGAGTCGGAGCTCTCGAGCATCGGGGACACGGCCCCCGACTGGATCGGCGGCGACAAGACGAGCCGCACCTTCCGCGTCGCCGAGCACTACTACGTCGAGACCGAGACCAAGACGCTCGTGCAGCTCGGGACGGCCGCCGGCGCAATCGGGCCCCCGGTCCTCAAAGACGATCTGCCCACGACGCTGCCGCCCGGCCTCGCCATCATCCAAGAGCGGGACTACGACAAGAAGACCGTTCACTACTGCCAGCTCTCCGCGGCGGAAATCCTCAAGGAGACCGTATGGGAAGGGCGGTACATCCCCTACATCCCCGTCATCGGCAAGGAATACAACATCGACGGGAAGCGGACGTTTGCCGGCATCGTCCGCGGGGCGAAGGACGCGCAGCGCTCCTACAACGTGATGCGCTCCGCACAGGTCGAGGCCGTCGGGCTCGCGCCGAAGTCCCCGTGGGTGATGGCCGAGGGCCAGGACGAGGGCTTCGAGACGATGTGGAAGCTCGCGAACGTGCGCAACTTCTCCAGTCTCAAGTACAAGGCTATCTCGATTGGCGGCGCGGCGGTGCCGCCCCCGCAGCGTAACGTCGTCGAGCCCGCCATCCAGGCGATCACCTTGGCCGCGCACGAAGCGGACATGGACATCAAGGCGACGACGAACACGTTCGACCCGTCGCTCGGCAACATCGACCCGCGCGCACGCAGCGGGAAAGCCATCCAGGCGCTGCAGAAGCAGAGCGAGCAGGGTAACAGCAACTTCATCGACAACCTCGGGACCATCTCGATGGTGCACGAGGGCCGCGTCCTGCTCGACCTCATCCCCTACGTCTACGACCGCGAACAGCGCGTCGTGCAGCTCCTCGGGCTCGACGACGAGCCGCAGCACGTCATGCTCAACGCCCCGTTCGTGCCAGGGGAGAACGGCGCGCCGCTCGCGATGATGAAAGGGCCTGACGGCGCCTACGCCATGCCCGCGGGCGCACCGGGCCCGCCGGCGGGTGGGCCTCAGCCCAAACCGAAGCATTTCGACCTGAAGCAGGGGCAGTACGGCGTCGTCGTCGCGGTCGGCAAATCGTTCTCGACCCGCCGCGAAGAGACCGTGACGGCCGTCGGAGAGCTCATCATCGCCGCCCCGCAGCTCGCCCCGCTCATCGCGGACCTCTGGGTCGCGCAGATGGACTTCCCGCAGGCGCGTCAGATGGCCGACCGGCTCCGGAAAGCGCTCCCGCCGGGAATGGCCGACGAGACCGACGGCCCCGACCCGAGGGTGCTCGAGCAGAAGGTGCAGTCCATGACCATGCAACTGCAGATGGCCATGACGGACCTCGCGGAGAAGACGCGGCTGCTCGACAACGAGCGCGAGAAGCTCGCGTCGAACGAGCGCATGAAGGCGGCGGAGATCGAATCGAAGGAACGCATCGTCATCCACC